ATGATGCGTGTTTATTCTTAATCCATCCGTGTTTTACATCTTTATCGTCTAATCCAAGTCCGTTAGATTCTAATTTAATTGCCCTGTAAGAGTTTAATATTTCTATTTCGTCTTCTTGTAATCTGAATCTACTTTGTTTGCTCATACTTAAAGTTTAGTGAGAAGTCTTATCCTGCTCCTGAATGTTTCGCTTATAGATATCCTAACTAGGAATCCTACAATAAATGCAATGATCACAAATAACCAATTAATCTTAGTCTTTGTGATGTACTTGTTTTGGTATTTTACCTTCTGAGCTTCTGCTTTTATGTATTTTGTTTTGTACTTGTATTCAATACGTGTCTGAAACCTCGTAACAGGCACTTTAGAGACCTTGTAACGAACTATTGTATCTTTCTTAACGATTACCTTCTCCCAATAAATTGAGTCTCTTAAAACGTACGGAATTGAGTCTATTGTCGAAACTTGTATTGTGTCGCTAGTTTCGTCACATCTGTAACCTTTTTTGATTGCACGTAGAACGTGATAATTAGCAGAACACGAAAATAAAGTAACGCTGATTGCGATAACAAATATTAAGGTCTGAAGGTTTTTTGATAATCTGATAATCGATTGAGCCATCCGTTCAAAAATTTAGCGTTTTTCCCTACTCCAATTGCATAAAAAAATCTTTCTCTTTCAGCAGTCAATGCGTCAAATAGTTTCTTAGGTTCTATTGAGTTTGCAAGTAGTATTGTTTTTACTCCTATGATTCCGTCTACTGTACAAAGTAAGCCACAATGATTGATAGCTACCTGTAAAGACTTAGATGCTTGTTTAACGCCTGATCCCCACGCCATACCTGTAACAAATATTGCAATATTTTGTGAATTGTAAGCATCACCTTTAACGCCATCCCAATAACCCTGTTTGAATATGGCAAACCAATCAGCTGCGTTCATTAAATAGAAACGCGAATCGTTATCAGTTCCAAAAAACGAAACCCACGCTTTGTAAGTTATTCCTGCGTTTGTGTGATATCCCGTTTTTCCCTTGTAAGCAGTTGGACAAGTATAGCTAGATGCTGAATCTGATTTGTCTCTGGATAGTCCACCTTCCCATTTCTTTGTGAACGCAACGTATTTTTCTATTAATGTCATTTGAGGTCTTCTAATGTTTCTTTACTACGTTTGGCAAACTTAATAAACTTATCCCATACATTAACTCCTGTAACTGAAAAGTAACTTTCGTTGATGCTTTTTATCTCCGTGTAAACGCAGAAGAAAGTAAACGCCTTTGTTAACACTAAATCAATAGCAATGAAGTGAGCAAGAATATCAGATATAACAAACTTTTCTAACAGGAACACAAAAACGATTGCTCCACTATACAAAAGTGTCTTAGAGATGGTGTGAGATAGTCTACGAGAGCGAATGGACTTCCATCCTCCTTTTTTAACACTTCTCCAAATACCAAAACACGTATCTAAAATAATAGATAAAATTGCAATGATTACTAAAGGTTTAACAGGTGCTAAAATTGTGCAAATGGAGAATGCTAATAAGGTTAAATTGGTTTTCATTTTTGCACTGTTGTTTTATTTAGTTTAGCTAGAAAAACACGAAGCTTCTCTACATTAGTTTCTTTAGGTTTGTAATTACCTAGCTTAATCCGTTTTCTCATATATACCAACCTGTGTAGTTATTCATTGAATCAGGGAATATGTCGTTGTTCTTGTTTGAACGATACTCAGGGAATAACTGCTGATTAAAGCTCATGTAGTCAATAAACCTCTGTGTGTAGTTCTGAGCAATGTTACGTTCCTTTTCAAGTAGATAGTCTACTTCGTTTTTATCTACGTTCTCAGAGTTCTCAGATGAGTGCTTGTAAACTCCTTTGTTTGCTATTGTATAAGCTGCGAAAGGTAAATATTCTACCATTGCCCAGTGAATCAACATAGGCTTCACGTAAGTGGTGACCAAAGTCAAATAGTTACCTGCAAGAGTTCCCGCGATAACGTCAGCTTGTAGCTTTTGAAATAGCTTTGTGCCTAAGTAATTCTGGATGTGAATATCTTGAGCGATCTTAATAAACTGAATGAACTTGTCCGTATCTACGTTGCCATTTAAAGCCGTGTAACGAACGATGTCGTCTCTAGTGATAAATAGTGCTTCTGCCATTAGTTAAATCTATTATTGGTTGGTAAAAAGCCTTTATTTGGCATATCTACAGGACGCATTGCAACTTGCTGAGGATTTCTAACTCGGTAACCTGCTTTCTCTGCTTTGTTTGTACTGATTGTTTTTGCATTAGGACTTAATGGATCTATTCCTCGTCCTTGTTCAAACGCAACAAATGTTTGACGCATCCATTTGTGATGACAAGCACCTCCACCTTTGTAAAGGAAGATGTCATATGTGTCAGCTCCTCTAGCACCCCAACCTGCGTTGACTACCTGAGAACCCATTCTAACGATGTCCTCTTTGCGATATACTTTATTAGCAGCGACCATCTTTCTGCAGAATGGTCGTGTGTTGTCTTTTACGCCACCTTCGTAACGATATCTTGTAATGAATTTAAATCCGTCAACTACTGCGTCTTGTTCTGATTTAGCTCTAGGATTAGCAGTACCTGTACTTACAAAATTGTAAATTTTAGACAATAAAGATTGCTTAGATTTGTTTGCGTTTGCAATCTCTAAGTCGATTTCATCCTCTTGATCGTAATCAACTTCAAATTCGTCAATCAATACCCAATTTTCATCTACAACTTCACCACAATTAATTAACTCATCTGCTATTTCGTTATCCATTTTGCTTAACTGAGTTCCATGTGTACCTGTTTCCTCAACTACTTCTTCAGCAGTTTGCGTGTTTTCAAGGTCTGTAAACTCTAAAGGTTGTAATGTTCTAAAGAATAGTTTTAAACTGATCCCATTGAATGCTAGAATCTTATCAAATGACTCTAAGATTTCTTCTTGGAATGGTCTGATAACCATATTGTCAAACAAGATTGCAGAGTTTTTAAGCTCATCTGCGTTAGCACTAAATCCATTGGAACTAGCAACTCCAAATAACAAAGGAGAAGTAACATTGTGACCTAGCATAATTTTACGTAAGCACTCTTCTGATAAGTAAGTGTAATGTTCTGGAGCGTCGTTTAAAGGAATATCGTCAACAGTTGTTTTTGATTCTTGGTTATCGTTAAACGCTACAATCACTTTTTGACCTCGTGATCCTGTAAGTTTGTTCATCACCTTTGAAGTGATCATTGATTGTTGCTCTTCAGTAGGAACTCCATTGTTAAAGTTTACAACTTTAGTACCTGAGAATCCGTTTTGTACTTCGTTGATTAAATAATCTGCAATCTCCTCCTCCAAAAGTGCGTATGGAAGTGAACCTTGATAGTCAACGTAACTATAGTACTTCATTCCAACTGAATAAGGCTTAGAAAATAATATTTCTACTTTGTCTTTTGAATATCCAAATGCAGGGATTCTTGTAGGTGAGTATTTTTTAACGTCTGTCCAATCGTCCGAATAGTAGTACGCTTCAATTTCTCCGTCTTTATTACATTTTTCAGCACGTAATAAGTTTACAGGAATATGATAAGCCTTTAGAATCTTGTCGTGTCTCTCGTTGTAGTGTACTTGGATAGCAAATTGACCTAACATCTTTCTATCCATAACAATTTTACGAATATCATCTTTACTAAACAATGCCATCGTTTGAGCATACTCAGCAGGTTTTCTGTTAGCGTCTAATGCAGATAGTCCTTTCCCATAAATAAGTCTCGCTATGTTGTTTATAATAGCACTATTCGTGGTTGAGTTCGTGTATCTGTCTATAAGGAAAGAATAGTAATTATTGTCCTCGCCATATTCCACCCAATTTTCACGTTTGGATTCTTGGATTACAGGCGTTGTGTAAGCACTTAGGCTTAGTATGTGTAGATTATCACTCATAAACTATGTAAGTGTTTGTTGTGGCATTAGAAGTATATTGTCCGTTGTTTACGGAGAATGTTGCAATTGATTGATTTGTGCAGAATATTTTATCCTTGTGACAAATGGTTGTTCCGTTTGATAATAGTAATGTGTATGTGTGGTCGTTCTTTAATGCAAAAGTTGCAGTGATCGTGTTTACATATCCACCCTGAGTTGAACTTGTGATTGCAACTGTTGTAGTTACATTTGTTTCTTCATCAGTAATTGCCATCGTTGTGTAATTCTCAAATCTGGGAATAAACGAAAAAGTCTGTGCTGATGTAGAAGGCGTTAATACTATCATAACTATATAACGCAAAAAGTTAAAAAACGTTTGCAAATAAAAAAGGGGTAACCTAAGCCACCCCTTCAATTAAGCTATTAAAAAAGAATTAAGAAGCAACGATTGTTGTAGTAGCTCCAAATACAGCTGTTGCATTTCCTACAAGACCTGTAGCACCTGTTTCAGTGTTTGCGTCTAGTAGATTTGCGAGCAGTTTCTCTGTGCCAACAAACGTCAAAGTGTAACCTACTAAGTCACCCATCGCAGTACCGTTAGACACGTTCGCAGTAGTCAATTCCATTCCGTGTTCTAAACCTGCAAGGAAAAACTGATTGTTACGTGTTTTGATAATTACGTTAGGTCTTCCGTAAGAAAGTAATTTAACTGTCTTGTGAGTAGCAGCATCTTGTTTTTTCAATACTACTGATAAAGTTTGCTCAACAAATGATGTTCCGTTTTCACGTGATGTTGTGATTACTTGGTCAAATGTATTAGTTCCTTTCAATTGGTATTTGTAAAGAGATGTTACGTTAGCAATTGTATCAATTGTATCTGTTCCTGCAGTATAAGTTACATCTGCTGGGAAAGAATAATCTCCGTAATTAATGAAGTAGATAGCGTCAATCCCACCAACTACATCTTTGCAGACCTCAAGTCTACCTGTTGTTATTTCGCACATATTTTTGTTTTTTTAGAGTAAATAAAAAAGGGAAGGCACTTTACCTCCCCTTCAATTATTGTCTGTTAATATTAGTTAGCAGAGTTTGTGATTCCGTAAGTAACTACGTCTGATGCAAATCCGTATTTAGCATCTGCAGTGAAACGCATAATTACACGAACATTTTGCGATCCGTCAAGGTCACCCATATCCAAAACTTTCACTTCGTTCATATCGTTCATCAATCCTGTAGCAAAGTACAAGTTAGATTTTTGAGAAAGTAAAGCTGTGTTAGAAGCTAATCCGTTAGCTAAGAAAATACGAACTCCGTCAAAGTACAAGTCATTTAATGTTTGGTTTGTCCCTTTGTTGTCGTAACCATTAGCACCTACTCCTGATGCAGCAAATCCACCTAAAGCACGTACATAAGCACGGTAAATGTTGTTAGAAACATAGATGCTTAAATCTTCTTTTCCGTAGATAGCAGCAGGACAAGCATCAACGATTTTACCTAACTCAGCAATAACGTTAGAAGCA